GATTGGGTACTGTATGGCATTACACTATTCTTTATGTGTAGTGCGGTGGGACTTGGATTCTTATTACTGTATGGGTTTAGTTGGTTCTTAGCTAACCTGATGAATTCCCCATTTACAGAACGTGAGGAACAAACACTAAAAGATATAGTAAACAGAAAGGACAGATAATGAAAACACATTATGGATTAAGAGTAGTAAACACAATGCAGTATATACTTAAATTTCATACCCCTGTGCCATTATGCCGTCCTCGTACAGAACATGGGGAACGCTATAAATGTGGTGCAGTACCAGACTGCAAACCATGCAAAGAGAGATTAGAGCATGGGAGTATATCTTTTAAAGTAAGAGTAGATGTATGAGATTTGTACTGTTTACAGTAGGTACAGGTATAGGTGTTGGTATTGGTTTAGTCTTAATGTTCTTTTATCTGAATTGTTTACAGATATGCTCATTCTTAATTAGGAGTGTAAACCTATATATTATATAGACTTATAACTGTATTGATAATGATTATCAATATCATAAGAGAGGAGGACTCTATATGTGTGACTCTAGGCGTACTACTAAGGTGGATTCCCTGCGTGGTTTACAGGGTGTTAAGAGTGCAAAGAAGGTAGGTAATAACACGTTTGAGGTAACGTATAAGGATGGATGTAGAGCTATAAGACTACACCGTACTGACGTAGTTACTTTCAGACCAGATGGGAGCTTCTTTATAAACACAGGAGGATGGCTCACACGTACCACTAAGGACAGGATTAATAAGTACTGTAGAACTATACAGGTATGGCAGGAGAAAGGTGAGTGGTATGTAGGTAAGGTATTTAGAGAGGGTATCGTATCCGAATTCCCTACACATTACCATGACTACATGACATTTGATGCTGACGGAGTATATGAGGGCAGTGCCGAGGGCAGTAGACATACGTTCAGGAATGAGTTTACCTGTTATTAATAATAATAATAATAGTAATAGTAATAATAATAATAATAATCATTATTGCAAAAACCATGCCAAAACTTTATTTATTTTATACTTGACTTTGTAAATTAGGTGTGCTATAATGCTTGGTACATAATTGAGGACTCTAGTTACTGTTGGAGCGATGACTGCCTCGACCCCCATAATAAGTCCTGAGTGCATTGGGTAAGAGGCAAGAGCCTAGCAACTATATCTAGTGTCAGACTATAGACCATGTGGTTTATTTTTATTCTTGTTCCATTTTATCATTGTTCTGTATTGATTACACTATTGATACAGACCTTACGATTTTGTTGAACCAAAAATAACGACTACCCAGTGGAGTAGCTAGAGTTCTCATTAACTTACATAGCTTATGAAATTATCAGAACTAATACATTACATCAAGAGATACAGAAGGATATGGAAGTGGAGGCGCAGACCCTTTAGAAATTGGGGGGCGACACTCCCAACACAACAACAATACAGAGAGTTTGAACAAACAGACTTAGCGAGGTCAGTATCTATGAGTACACAGGACATTGTTAATAAGATTACAGGCAAGGGTAGTACCAAGCCTCAACCAGATAGCCGTTCTAATGTATTCCCTGTAAGAATATATGATAAAGACAATAACTTTATCAAAGAAATTACCTCAGAGGAAGTCAAGGCGATATCTGCGGAGGCATTCAAGAAGTCTACATGGAGAAACAAATCAATACAGTACAAGAATAAACACGGTAACGCAGGTAATAGAGAGGAGAAAAAATGACTTCAAGATTCAGTAGATTAATTAATGACATACTAAGAGAGTATGACGAATTTCACACTAAGCATAAGAACTATACGGATACATACAGCAGGGAATATTTAGAAAAATTTGTATCAGACTTTAGTGATTGGGTTATGTTCCAGCATTGTGCAGAAGATCGTGAGGCTATGGCACAGAGGGATAAGGGTAGAGTGGTAGCTGAAATAGAAACTACCGAAGGTGGCAAGACTACTATACGCAAGATACATAGCAATAGACTAGAGCAACAGATTGAAGTAGATGAAAGACGTACAGCTTATGAGGAAGGGCTAGACAAGCATGATATTCATTGAGTTAGCATTGAGTTGTTGGACTCTATATGCAATACGCTTGTTTGGTCAGGGTAAAAAGAGTGGTGCTGTAATGGCTCTACTAGCCAACACCTGTTGGATTGGTATGTGGGTGTTTACTGAGCAGTACGGCATAATTCCCTTAGACCTCTGCCTCATGTTGGTGTACTGGGAAAGATTAATAATCTTACTGAAAGGTGGTGATACGGTAGATGGGTAGAAAGAAATATACTGAGCCTACTAATAGAGATAAATATATATTGGAAGCGTTGAGAGAGGGTCATTCACAAGCTGAAGTAGGCAGGGTGTATGACATAAGCAGACAATATGTTCATGCTATAAAGAATAAATGGGCTGAGCTTGCACCTAAAGTAAAGCCTGTACTTAAAAACAGATCATTATAAGGAGAGGAATAATGAGCTTAATACTACATTGTGGTGCTAGACCTATTAACTATGACGAACTGCGATCCATTCCTGTACCAGACCGTAACCATAGGTGGGTAGGGAAGATGGGTAAGACGTATGAGATCAATCGTTCTGAAAGATGGGAAGGTCTGCAACACGCAGACTTTGCTGAAGCAATAGAGATTGGATGTAGTAAACTGGGTATGCCTATTGATATGGAGCGTACCAAGTGGGGTGTGAGTGAAGATGGTTCTGACCTATTCGGTCATGTGAAGTTCCAACAGGAGGTGGATGGTAAGCCTACCTCTGTAGCCACTTACTTTAAGAATGACTATGAGCCAAGCATGGGTCTGCGTCATAGTAATCGTGGTAAATTCTCAGCACAAGCTACCATCGGTGGGTCTGTTACTGTATGTGATAACCTTGTTATTACTGGTACTGTAGTTTTCAGACAGAAGCATACCACTCACAACATGGCTAACATCGTAGACAACGCACGACTAGGGTTGGTTGATTATATCCTTGGGTTGCCTAGATTAACTGGCATGGTAGACGGACTGAAGGCATCCTGCCTTACAGACCAACACGTATCTAAATTATATCTTGAAGCAGGGCGTTCTAAGCTACTGCCTTGGTCACACTTGGGGCAGGTAGATGAGTACTGGCAGAACCCTACTCATACCGAGTTCACAGAGGGTGGCTATACTGGATGGCGTATGTATAACGCAATCAATACGGTTGCTAAGAAGTACAACCCTAGTAGACAAATGGATATAGTACGCAAGGCAGAAGATATTATCTCTAACCATTGTCAAACAATTAACTTCTAACTGGAGGAGTCCTATGTATCTAAGCGTTGAGGAACGCAGGGCAGGTATAGGTGGGTCTGATGTTGGCTCTATTATGGGAGCTAACCCATACTGTAGTCCTATACAGGTATACAAAGAGAAGGTGGGGGAAATCCCCCCACCCAGTATGAACTTTGCTATGGAGTGGGGTAGTAGGCTAGAGGATGTAGTCTGTATCAAGTACGCAGAAGATAAGAACCTTTACTATGAAGAGGGTGCTGATTGCGTAGATGATCCAAAGAAGATACCTAACTACGCCACTACTTATAATGGTGTGCTGTATAAACCACATACTATACGCAGTAAGAAACATGATTGGGCTTATGCTCACCCAGATGGATTGGTTGGGCATAACAATAAAGCCAATGAGATTACTGGTATAGAAATTAAAACAGTTAGTGAGGGTATCTACAGGAAGTACTGGGCTGAAGGTGAGATACCTCCGTACCAGTATTACCAAGTCGTTTGGTACTCTATGATTACAGGCATTACCAAGTGGACTGTAGTAGGATTCGTGCCTCACCTGAGGAATTCCCAGAACCCTATACTGACCTATGATATCGAGATTGATTTCGATACTCAAAGCAGGGTATGGAAACAAGTCGAGTACTTCTGGGAATGCGTACAGAATAAGAAACCACCAGAACTGGACAGGTATACCGAGAAGGATATTAAACTTCTCTATCCAGAAAGTTCAGTTGATTTAATCCAAGGTAATTCTACGGTAGAGTCCAAGTGTACCGAGTTAGCACAGATACGTCAGAACATCAAGCCATTAGTAGAGCAGGAAGAGCTATGTAAGAATGAGATCAAGGCATACATGGGTAACTGCGGTAGGCTTATCTCACAGGATGGCGGTGAACTGGCTACGTTTAAATCAGGTAAGGCAAGGGTTACTGTAGATTACAAAGGGATTGTAGAGGAATGGCTTGGATTAATGCAGAAAGGTAGACCTGTACCAATGGTCAGGGAACAACTTGCATCAGAATTCAATACCTTAATAGAACATCATACTAAAGCAGTCAAGACTTCACGTAGGTTCTTACTCAAATACAAGGGGGAATAATGAGCGGTAACAATGGAGATGGGAGTGACTTCAGTCACTTTAGGCACAGTAGTAAAAACAACTCACCGTCTATAGTTATTGATCTGGTGACTAGGTTTAATAACTTCAGTAAGTTTGCCAGAGATATTGAAGATCAAACGGTTGGTGATATCGGCAGTATGATTCTGCATATACATCCTAAACTTGTAGATGTTGAGCAGGATACTGAAAATAAATTTAAAATTATTATCAACATGGATCAGGAGGATTGAATGTCTGTAATAATTATAACAATAGGATTGGTACTGGGTATGTTTACATACAACCCCTCTTGGTTCGATACCAGACCACACTATTATTCCCTGACTTATAACAGTCAATCAGATTGCGAAGAGGCAAGAGGATTAATAAAGGATAAAGGTACTGTATGTACTGACAAGCATGATCTATACACCACTAACTAGGAGGAACAATAATGCCAGAGAAAACAGATGAAAAGAAATTGAGTGATCTCTATGCTACATTCCAGAGTAAGAAATTCAGAGATGACTTGGCTAAGTGCGTAGAAACCAAGGGCGGTAAGGGCATGGAGTACGTGCCTTGGAGTAACATCATGGACAGATTCATTAAGCATTGTCCCACTATGTCTTATGAGTTTCATACCTACCAACTGAAGTTGAATCAGGGTGGTATCCAATGTGAAGCTACACGCCCATACATGGGTGACAAGGAAACTGGATTCTTTGTTAAGACAAGCATCACCTGTTATGGAGTAACACGATCCATGACTTCAGCAATATACGGTAAGACCTTTACCCAAGTATCTCTTAAACCTCAGGCTAACCAGATACATAACGCACAGATGCGTTGCCTCTGTAAGAATGCAGGTATGTTTGGTTGCGGTATAGAGCTATGGACTAGGGAAGAGGTAACTCAACTGGAAGCTGAAGAGACACAGCCAGAAGCTACTGGTCTGGAGGAAGAGGTGATGGCTACAGCAAAAGAAGTATTCCCTAACTCTAAAGAAGTACCTACTGATACAAGACCCTGTAAGAAATGTGATGCACCTATGACGTTAAAATCAGGTAAGTTCGGTAGTTTTCTAGCTTGCCCTAACTACCCTGACTGTAAGTACACCGAGCCATTAGAATAACTGATACTGAGAATCATTATCAATATCAATTCTAATAAGGGGTACTTATGACACTAGACGTTAGCACTTCACCTGCTATTTTTACAGATAAAGAGGTAGAGCGTTCCATGTTGAGTACGATGCTGAGTGGTAAGACTGACTCGGCATTCATACTCGACAGGCTTACAGTAGACGATTTTTATTTCAATCATCACCGCACTATATATCAAGCAGTCAAGGATACCTTTGGGTTGGGTGGCGAACTAGACTATATGACTATACGTTCTAAGTTCAACAACAACCCTAGGGTTATTGACTTACTGGAAGAGATACGTGCGATACCCAAGTGGGATGTGAATAAAGAGCAGGGCTGTAAGATATTAAAGGAGTTCTCTACTAAACGACAAGTAGTATTCCTATGTAATGAAGCACTCGGCAGATTGGCTAAGAATCAGGAATCAGAAGATGTGATTGCGCTACTACAGAGCCAGTCTACTGGGATACTACAGACTAGGAATTTTTTATTTAACAAGTCGGCTGTATCTTCTACCGATGAATGGGTGGGGGAGATACAGGATGAAATGGATTCTGGGGAACGTGATGAAGATGAGTACGATGGATTCCCAGTAGGGATGCCAATGTTGGATGACAAGATGAAGGGGCTACAGGATATCAATGTTATCTCAGCCCCTACTGGTCATGGCAAATCTATGTTGGCACTCAACTGGGTAGTCAACATATCCATGCAGGAAAAATTCCGAGATCGAATACTCTATATCAACTACGAAATGAACCGCAAGCAGTTGGCTAGAAGGGTATTCTCTATTGCCTCACGTGTGACTTACAATGAAATCTATAACAGGAGATTCCTCAGTAAAGAGAATGTTGAGGCATTCAACCAAGCACGTACCAAGTTACTGGAACGTAAGAATCTAATCCTTACTAACAACGAACCCAAGACATTAGGTGTGACAATGGCACTCATACAGGAACACGTTACCTGTAACCAAGTCAGTATCGTAGTCATAGATCATCTGGGTGAAATAGCTAGTGAGAAAGATGAATACGCTATGGATCATTGGATGAAGCTACAGAAGTACGTTAAGGAATTAAAGAACGTAACTACTAGGCTTGGTGTACGCCTTATTGTAGTAGCCCAACAGAACAGGGAAGGTTACAACAATGGCAGAGGACAGGCAGGTGGATTAGGTAGAGTAGCAGGTACTCTGGAATTAAGCCGTATATGTGATTGCTTTATTAATATGTACGAAACTAGAGAAGGTGATAAAATCATATCGTTAGAGAAGAATCGCAACGGAGAGATATGCAAGTTTAAAATCAACTTCGATGGTGCGAGGCAAATCATTACACTAGAAGAGGAGATTCCGATATGAGTATGCAATATGTAATAGCCAGACAATGTATAGGTAGCGGTGACACTCACCTAGCCTACTTGATGGAAGAGGATTCCCATGACGGTAAAGGTGTAACCAAGGTATTTAATTCCCAGAAGAAAGCAAAGAAATGGCTACATAACAATATACCTACAGAAGATCAGGAAGAAACAATGATTATCCCATTAAGTGAAGTACCAGAATGGGATGGTAAGAAACTCTAAACCAACTATCATCAAAGGAGGACTACTTATGTATACAATTCACATGTTTCCAGAGGGC